ATACTTTGCAGTACCCTAATTCTAGATTTTGAGGGGGATGCAAATATGATATTGTTAAGTTTTCTGATAGAAATTCCTGTACTAAAAGTACCATATGATGCAACGATAATGGCATCATCATTCTTTTCAACAATATGTCTAATTTCTTCTCTAACCTCAACATTTGTTCCTCCATACACAAAAAATACTTTTCTGTTCGAGTGAACTTTATCTTTTAACATACTATATAGGACTTTTCCGTGTTCGTCTACAAACTGGAACAATATAAGTGTATTACCCTTTAAATTAGAAGCCATATCTGTTATAAAATTATTTCTTTTTTTATTGGTTATTAACCATTTCATCTCATCTTGATATTTTGCTCGTTTGACCTCTTTCTTTTCTTCATCTTCATATTTAAGAACTATAGTATCTATTTCTAATTGAGAAAGCAATTCTTTGTCCATTAATTCTTTTGTTGTTACTACATCATATACAGGTCCGAATAAACCTTCGATTACCAACTTATGTGTTTGTGTTCCGTCTAGAGTCCCTGTAGTCCCCACACGGTACGGACAATCGGTTAATTTCGTCATTAGGGTTGTGAGGGACTTGGATTTAAATAAATGACATTCATCTCCAAAAACCGCACCATATTGGTCAAAATATTCCTTTGGTAGTTTGTATATGCTTTGCCAAGTTGAAATAACTACCTTACAAGACTTACAGGTTTTATCCCTTCCCGCAAAGACAATATGTGTATCCTTTTCTACATCAAAGGTGTGGTCTATTTGAGAATATTCTGCAAAATCTGAATACATTTGAGATACCAACGAAGTGGTAGGAACTATAATTAATATCTTTTTATCCTTTGGGATTTTCTTCATATAGTATCTGATAAGGGAATATATTATTAAACTTTTTCCTGATGCGGTAGGAGAAAGAAGCAAACATCTGTCATTGTTTATTGCGTGTGTAATGGCATTAACTTGATGGTCGTGAGAAACAATCATTTCATCGGATGCGATTGGTTGCAATTCGATATCAACATATTTTCTAGTTTCTTCAGTTGTAATAGAATTTTGATTTTGAAACTCTTCTGGTTTTATAATTTGTATATTATAACTTCTATCTTCTGCAAACTTATAAATGTAATTTAGAAGTCCTGCATATATGGTTTGTCCGTATACATTATATAATTTAATAGTACCGTCCCACATTTTATTTTTATATTGTGGCATAAACTTATAGCCAGGAACTTTAAAGGTAAAGAAATCAGATAACTCTTTTGCGATTCCCCTTTCACATCTAACCTTTATGTTTACCGTATCTACTTTTTCTATGATTAAATCACTCATATCATTACACTATGTATTATGGAAAAAAGGGTTTTCCGTCAAAATTTATGGATACTGCTCCATCGAATATAGAACCTTCCCAATATGCACAGACAATTCCAGATTCTTTTAACATCTGAATTCCGTTTTCACAAGAATCTTTCCATCTATCTGGCATAATATCTAATAGATTCTTGTGTCCTATTACCTTTGTAATTCCCGATTGTATGATTGCTCTTGCACAATCACAACAAGAATACCAAGGACAACACATCCACAATCCTTGTGTTGGCATTCCTCGTTCTACTGCTTTGTATATCACATTTCTTTCTGCGTGTTCTACAAAACAATACTTATTTGGTCTTTCCCACCTTTCTGGTTTATCGTGTACACCTCTTGGTAATCCATTACATTCTCCTAGCAGTATACCCTTACTTTGATGTATAAGGATTGCACCATTTTGTGTAGAAGGGTCTATGCTGTGTGTTGCATGAATATATGCCTGTTTTAGATATACTTCATTCATTATGTCTGTGTTTGGATTATACGCCACTTACAAATTTTCTCCACTCTATTGCATTACGAATCTTCCAGTGTCTTGTATTTAATTCTTTAATTATAGATTCTAAGTATTCTATTTTTTCTTTTTGATAATCTACCTTATGGGATATTGTAATAATCTCATCATCAGATTCTAAATACTTGTCTATATCCGTCTTTAATATTTTTAAAGGGAATGCCTCAAGACCCAATTCATTAAGTGTATCTTCATCTAATTTACCAGTATAATACTCCCACTTAATTCGTATAGACTTTTTAAGTTCACTAGTAAGTTTGGAAAGTAATAACTTTTCATCGTGATAGATGTTAAGATATTTGTTGTGTAGTTGTGGCAACTTTAAAGATTCCAAATCTAATGCTGTGTAATCAATAGAACAGTCTTCTTTTGCCATCTTTCGTATTTCTTCTAATTTCATAATATTACTCCAATGTGTATACAAAGTATAACACAAAAAAATTAAAAATCAATCATAATTTTTTAATATCGTATGAAGTAAATGCAAAAGTGGCACTGCCTATAACTGGTTCTGAATCATCTGTAGTACTTGTGAAGTTTATACCAGAAAGTGATTTTGGAAAAATATCTTTAAATTCTATTTCTAAATTTGGCTTCATTGCGCTATTTAATATAATCAATCTAGCATCTGAAAAATGGGTTGTTGGTTCTGTTTCAAACTCATCATAGTCTTCTACATTTTTAAGACTTCTCATCCAATTGAAAATCTCTCTCCAGTTTTCCATATCTTCATCTACAATAAAACTTATTTCTAAATCGCCGTATGTAAATGAATTGCCAGGATGTTTGATTGGAATAAATACCGTTGGTTGTTCCATTTCTCCAAGATTAACATCTGGAATGTTTGCCGCTTGACAAAAATAAGTTATATTAGGAGTTCTGGTAAGAAGAAATCTAAATCCTGTAGTTAACAATGGATTTGGATTGGATATATTTCTATCATTGATATCCAAAGGAACACCACCAAAGTGAGTTGCTCTTTCAACAATTCCAAAATAATCTGCTTGTGTAATCTTTTTTGCCTTTGCCATATAATAATTCTCCTATAGTATGTATAAAAGAAAAAGGGAGTCCCCAAAAGGACTCCCTTATCTTATTCCTTAACAACTACTGTATTAGGAGTTCAAACCGTGAAGGTTATCTACTCTAAAGATACGGTAGTATTGGTTGTTTCGGATTGCACCCTGAGTGTGTGGGTCAGAGTCATTTACGAATGGGTTGTTTACCATTCCGTAACGAGTTTTAAACCCGATTTTTGGTTGGAAAGTGTTTTCCCCAACGGCACGAACCATTTGTAGTGGAACATATGGACAGTAGAACATACCAGCATCATACGGGCTAGTTCCACGATATCCTACACATACAAAGTCTTTTGCAAGTGTGGAAATACCAGTTCCTGAATATGGGTCAACATAAACTTTAATCTTACCACCACCAACTGTACCGACAAAAGTGTTACCTGTGTCATCTACATTTGCGACTGCTTGGTCACCACCAGAAAGTTGCATCCAACCACTCATTGCAAGAGCGGAAGCAACATCTGCGGAACAAAGGATAAAGTTACCTTTTCCTCTACGAGTTTCTTTTGCAATAGTATTGCATTCTCGTTCGATTTGGAATTGAAGACCACGGAATCGTTCAGCACTCCATCGACCATCTGAATCTTGGTCTAGGTCATAAATACCACCAAGTGCGGTTGCGGATGTTGAACCTGCAGCGGGTGCGGCAGAGAAACCATCGTTAGCACCACGACCTGCGTAGTATAGGTCTTGCTGTTGGCAACCCAACTTAGCATTGATGTAGATTGTACGAACTACTTCTCGGTTAATTTCAGCAAGAATTTCGTTGCTAAGAATGTTAGCAAGTTCTGTTTCTGCATCCAAACCGTGGACTGCTTTCAAGTCCTGTGCGAGTTCAGTTGTATATTCTGCTTTCAACGCACGGGTTTTAGCAGCGACTGCTGTTCTTTCGATGCTGAATGCCATTTGTTGGAAACTTGATGCGTTCAAGTTTTCAGCGGCTGATGTTGACATTGCTGGGTTTACACCGTAATCAGCACCAACTGTACCACCACCTGTACCAACTGCACCTAATGTAATACCTTCGGAGAATAGTGGGTCACCACCGCCTCGGTTATTACCTGTACCTGTTGCTGCCCAACCACCGTGATTACCTGCTGAAGCACCACCGAATGATGTTCGTGCTTCGTTGTATAGTGCTTCGTCATATGGTTGACCATCATACTTAGCCTTCATTGCAAAGATAAGTCCTGTAGGACCTGTCATTGGTTGAACACCACATACATCGTATGCGATTAGGTTAGGCATTGCTCGTCTAACAAGTGAGATAAGAATTGGGTCGTATCCCTGCATGTTTGAGTTTGAGTTATTTGTAGCGAGTCCAAGTCCACCACCAACTGCGTTGCTGACTTCGTTAATTGCTACTTCTTGATTTTCCAATAAAATTGCAGTAACTCTCTTCTTATAAGTATCTTCAATCTTTGGCATATCGTTATGCTCAATGATTGGCGACCACTTTTCTTGAAGTTGTTCTGCAGCGACTAAAGTAGGGTCCATTGCATTTCTCCTCTGTTTGTTAAATTCTAACTTTACTACTTGTTATAGTTTAATTAAAAACTGTTTGCGACTTATTTATACTTTCTTGACATTCAAGAGAGTTTGTTGTATGACGAATGTTTTGAGATTGCTCTCATATAATCTGCCATTTGTCCTTTTACTTCACCTTTACTTTCTTTTTCTGTTTCTTCTGTAAGTACAGTTTCTTCAAAGTTTGATGATTCAGGATTAGTTTTGTTGAAATATGATTCTTTAAGAAGATTTAATTTTTCTTTATATGTTTCTTCTGTATCATATTCGATACCTTCTGCTAGTGAACGAAGTTTTTCAACTTCTGTGTCTACTAGACCCACACATACTTCTGTGAATGCTTTAGAACAAACATTTTCTAGAAGTTCTTTCTTTAATTCGATATTCTTTTCGATTTGCTCATTAAGTTGAGTTTCCATATCAGTAATCTTAGTTAAGGATGACTCAACAATATCATACTTTTCGTCTGGAATTTCAACATAGTGTTGTTCGAACAAATCTTTAAGACCATTAATGAAACTTTCAGAAACTTCTGAACGAATACCACTATCTACTGCTAGTTCGTTTTCTTTCATCCATTCCTCTACAACATAGTTTAGATAATCATCTAATTTAGTTGTTAACTCTTCATTAAGTTTTTCAACTTCTTCTGTAAGAGCAGTTTCGTATTGTGTGTTAAGGTCTTCTTGAATTGCTTTAACTTGTTCGTTAACAGCGGCTTCAAAGATAGTTGTTGCTTTGGTTCGGAATTCTTCACTTAGGTCTTCCCCAGAGAACAATGCAGATACTGCTTCTTTAGTACCCTTCATTGTTTCTTTAGTAGCATCACCAGTCTTAGATGGTTTCATCTTTGGTTCTTTTGCTTTCTTTTTACCTTTAGGGGTAGGAGTTGCCTTTTTACCTTCAGCATCTTGGTTATCATCGACATCTAGGATAGTTTCTGATTCGTCAATTTCTTCATCATCGTCTTTCCCGTTCTTGCCGTTTTTACCATTCTTACCGTTCTTCTTTAACCAAGGGGGTAGTTTACCTTCATCGACTTCATCTTCGTCATCATCATCATCTTCGTCATCGTCTTCATTAGTTGATTTAGATTTTGATTCTTTGACTTCATCTTCGTCATCGTCATCGTCATCATCTTCAGCATCATCATCTTCATTAGTTGCTTTGGATTTTGCTTCTTCGAGTTCGAGGTCTTCTAGAATTTCTTCTGCTACTTCTTCGGTTGTATCGTCAGCACTTTCTGAAATAGGTGCTGTGTCCCGTTCCAA